TCCCTTGAATTTGATATATTTTGCTATTTTTAACGTCGTATGCCCAACACTTCAATTTCTTTTATGCCTAATTGAAAAAAGGCAATAAAAAAGAAACTCGTCAGTTTCTATATTTATTTTAAAAAATTAATGACTATTTTATAGTACTTTAATTATATAATTTTGTCTAGTTGTCCTTATACTATTTTATTACTTCTAGTATTTGTTCTTGTCTTATCGTTTCTGTTTCGTATTCTGGATATTCTCCTGTATCATCTACTAAAATATCAACTTCATAAGCTTCTCCTTGCTTATATATTTCAACTACAGTAGCTTCTCTACCATCTTTTAATTTTACTGTATCATACATTTTTATTGTCATTTTCTTTTCCCTTCTTCCATTCTTTTGATGTTACATAAGCACTAGTTAATCTAGTTTCTCCTGTTTCTTTATCTATTATCCAAGCTGTTTTTACATTTGCAATTTTTTTATTTTCTCCAATTAATGTCATCAAAACTTCATATCGTTGTCCATATCCATTATCTGATTTTTCTACTGCATTAAATTTATTTATATTGTTTTGTATGTTATCTATCAACTTTTGATAATTATTTAAATTATATCCTAACGCATTTTCAAAAGCTTTTGACTTGTTTTTGTCTTTTTGTGGATTTAATGCATATTGGGTAAATTTTTCTTTTGGTATAACTGCTTGTTTGTAGTTTGGCAACTCTATTATACTACTTTTTATAGGTTTTGTCGAATTATTTTTCGCAACTTGAAGTCTTTGATAATCCTTTTCCAATCCTGTTTCTTTACAAAAATCATTATATTTCTTTTGTAGTTGAGCTAACTTATGCTTTTCTAATTTATTATCTAAATTAGACTTTTCTAAAATTTGAACTGTCCTTTTTTGTTTCCTAATTGAATTTTCTAATTGTCTTTGCTTTTGTGTTGCTTCGTAATATGGATTTTTCTTACCATTAAAATTAACTTTTGCATTCTTAAAACTTTTAAGTTCTTTATCTGTATATTTTGGCTCTGAAATACCTAATATAACCCCAAAATATGTATGTCTACAATTATATTCGCTCCATAAATCTACTACATCTGACCATAAACCAATATTATATTTATTAGCATTTTCCTTAGTTATAGCAAATTGTTTTCCTTGTTCTTCTGCATGAGATGGTCTTGCTCCTAAATGTGCCGTTACTTCATAGCCATTGCAACCTAAGTAATCTTCTATATCTCGATTAATATTATTAGCTGTTTGTTGTATACCTGTCATAACATTTCTTCTAACTGCTACTTCTAACTGTACACTTCGTCCTAATTTATCTTTTAAAGTTATACCCTTGTTTGCCAATTCTTGACATGCTGTATTAATTGCTGTTGTATAGTCAACAGCTCCACTTGCTACTTTAAAATAGGCACTATCAACTGTTTCTATATATGCTTGTTGACTTTCAAATGCTATTGTATTTGTAAAATTCTTCAACATTCTATTAGTTGCTTTTAAACCTTGATTTAATATTTTATATTGTGTATCATTTAATTTAAAAGGTTTATCTCTATATTTATATAACTCTTTATATCCTTTTATATCCTCTTGTGTCATATCATCAAACAATAATTTTAAAGCTTTTTTGGTCTGTGCTGTCAACATAGATGTTTCTTTTAATGCATTATTAAATATTTCTGTACCATTGGTTTGTTTTAATATTCTTAGTTGTTTTTTGCTTGTTTCTGTTATATCTTGCATTTTAGCAACCCTTTTAATTATATCTGCTGTTATTTCTATATTTAGTTTATTATATAGTTCTACTACATCATTAAACTCTATTAAATTTAAATATTCAGGAGATAACATTTATTATTCCCCCTCTATATCCTCTATCTCTTCATCTTTTACCATTGCTTTTGCTGTATCTTCATCTTCTCCAAAAAACTTAACTCTATATTCCCAAGCTTGCCTTATCCCTTGTGCTATATCTTGTCTAAACTCTTGTTTTGCTGTTTCAGTATCTACCATAAATCCATCTTTATCAGTTACTATTACTGTACATTCTTCTGTCACATTTTCTTTAAATAAAATTCTTCCTAATAACAATATAGCTTTACAAATTCCACTTACAAATTCATCTACATTTTTACGATGTTTATTAGCATTTACAATTAAATCTTGTCTGTCTCCTACATATTGTGTAGCTGTTACAACTGAACTTCCATTAAATTCATAATACTTCGTTCCCAAACCACATTTAAAGCTAAGCATATTTAATGCAAATTGTATTCCTTCTTTATCTTCTTCTACTCTTAATTCTGGATTATATTCTGTTAAAGCTGGTTCCTCTTGCAAATTTGACATTTCATCTCCATATGTTTTCCATTGTTGTTTTGTAATGTCATCTGGATATAATTCTATTTGTTCTTCTTTTATATTTCCGTCTATATCTTTTATTTGTACAGTCTTTGTATTAACTATCTTTTTATTATAAAATACTTTCTTACCACCTAAGTAAAAATCCATAACAAAATTATTATAAGTAATATCACAAGACTTTAATTGATCAATAGCTGTTCCATACACACTAAAGCCCAAACCATTTATATTGTTATAGCTTGTATCTAATGGATTAGCAATTGCTGGCTTTAGTATACTAAATAAAGGTACACTAGAATTAGTTGTATAATTCTTAGCAATACCCTCTTTTTCTTTTTCTTTTCCATTTTCATCTAAATACACATTTTCTATATAATAAATATCTTTTTCAAGTTTATTATTATAACTTAATTTATGTATTTCAACATAATATTGTTTTTTGTTTTCTATATTATCTTCGCTTACTATTGCAACATCAACTATTTTTCCATGTTCAACTTTCAATGGAATAATTTGTTTTGCACCTACATAAATAATGTCTAATCTAGTCCTATTATCTGCTATCAAATTATTTTTCTTATCTTTTTTTACATGATTTACCCTTAAAATAGCTCCTGCTGTTCCTGTTGCCATTGCTTTTTCAATTGCTATTGGCAAATCTTGATAGACTTTTAATACTTTTAATTGCTTTGCTAAATATTCATTATTTGCTTTTGTTTGATTTTGTGTTCTACCTTGTGTTGTTATCTCATCTCTTTCTGTAAATAAAATACTTGCCCAATCCTCTGAAACTCTTTTTGCCATTCCTAAAGTATATTGCTTTCTTTGGGTTCCACTTTGGTCATGGTATTTGTGAAAATCCACTTCGTTTTTCCACCAATTTTCCCAACACTCTATCCATTTATAATAATCTGTCGAAACAGTTCCATATCCTTGTTCCTTTAAATATTTTAAAACTACATTGTTCATTTATTTTTCCTTCCCTAAATAATATGATATTTGTTCAAACCAAAATTCAAATGAATAATTGAAACTATCTAAACTATCTATATCAGATGTTTCTCCATCATCTATCCATCTGTCGTCTTTTGCTTTTTCATCATAAAGTGCTGTTTGTAATGCTTCCACTATCGTTTGTGTTTCGCTTTCTATAAAACTTAATTTATCTAAGTTTAGCAATCTATTCCATAATTCAATTCTATCTTTTATTGCTATTTTAATACTATCTTGTACTTTTATATTTAACCCATTTGCTATTAACTCTCCTTGTAAAGAATTATTTAAAACTTGTTCAGCACTATCTGCAAAAATAAAAGACACAGTTCCATATTTGTACTGTATCTCTTTTATAAAATCTATTATCCATCTAAAAACTTGTTTTGTATTTGTTCCTGTTGCTTTCATTATGCTTGATTTCAAACATTGTATTTTATTAAAACTTCTACTTATTTTTGTTGCTGTTATACTATGTTTTGATTTATTCCCGCCCCAGTCTATACCAATACTAATAATAGAATTTAACTGTAATTCTTTTGTTACAAATCTTGTTCCATCATTTGCTATTTGCTGGAATATTAGCCCTTCTGCATCACACCACTGTCCTAAAATCAATCTATTATAATATACTGTCCCTTGATATTCTTTGCATAAATTTTTAATAAAATCTTTTGGTAAGAATGGATTATCAAAAATTGTATAATATTGAGTATATACATCTAAGCCTTTATCTTCTATAACATCTAAAAACTCTCTTTTTAGCCAATGATTTTTATTTTCAGGATTTAAAGCTCCATCTAAGCAAGAATATGGTTTATCTAAAGATGCCTGTATCATAATAAATACTTCTTTATTCCATTTTGCCATTTCGTCACCATAAGCATATTTTATAGATGTACCTTGTATTTTACTTACTTGACTTATTTTTTCTGTACCTAAACAATATACATCTTGATTAAATAATATTGCTATGTTTTGTGAATTAATAAATCCTATTAAGTCTTTTCCATATATTTCTCTTAATGGTTGTAGCACATTTCTCTCAATAGTTCCTTTTGAAACTCCAAAGATAACATTTAATCCATCTAAACTTCTTCTTTCTAGTAATCTTTGGGGAATTGTATATAATATATCCAAATAAGTTTTACCACATCTTCTTGCTCCTATTTTTAAATTGTATCTATGAGTAGCCTTTTTTATAAACTCTTTTTGTTTATTTGTTATTATCATTTTCCGCTTCCTCTTTGATTTTACGTAATAATTGTTCTACTTTTGATATTTCTTCATTATTGTTTTCTATGTTTTCTCTTTTATTTTTCCATTGTTTTGGTTTCCTATTGTTTAACCAATAAATTTGTGCTGTTACATTGCCTTCTAAGGCATTTTTTAGTAAAGCATTTTCTACTTCATAATCCACAATCTGCTTTCCCTTTTTTAAGGTCTCGGAAAACTCGGGATACTTTTTTTGATACTTATATAAAGTATCTGGATTTATTCCCAGTTTCTCTGCTATTTGCTCATTTGTAAACCCTTCTCTTGCCCAACCTTCTACAAGTATTAACTTATTTTTTACATCTTCCCATTTTGATTTTGCCATCTATTCCACCTGCTTGTCTTTTTTAGTTACTACTTCTTTTCCTTTTTCTATATAGCCTTTTTGTTCTAATTCTTCATATCTTCTTTTTTCTGCTTTAAATTTTTGACCTTTCTTATAGTTTTTTAATTTGTTTTGCTTATCGTTAAAGTCTTTTAATACTCTTCCTTCTAACATAAATATTTCCTCCTTTTATATATTTAATTTCATTAGTGGTTTTTGTTGTTGTGCCAACCTAATTAATGGTTTATTATATCCCCCTGAATTTTTATCCTTTATGTAATAACAACACTTTAATGTTCCTTCAATATCTCTCGTTATATTACATAAATCTAATTCTCTATTCTTACAATTACTGCATATTGTCCTTATGTATGTTTCGTAGATTGTTTCCATATTAGCTCCTTCTTTTTCTTATTATAAAAATATTAAAAAAACTAGCTATAAAGTAAATCTATAACTAGTTTTCTAATGGATTGTATATATTTTGCCATCAGGACTTTGATTTGGTTTTTCTCCAACTATGACAATTCTACTATTGTTATTATACCATATACTTTTGTATAATACTACGTACTATATTACGAACTTTTTATGAACCTCTATATATTTATCATTCTTTTTGTCGCTTTATCTATTATTTTTTGTATATATCTAGCTGAACATGTCCTATTGTACATCTGAAAATATAATTTATCACCAATATTTTGTGCTGTTCTTCCATCGATATAATATGCTGTCAATATTTCTCTTTCTTTATATTTTAACCCAATTAACCTATCTTCAACAGTTTCAACTTTATCTCTTAGCTCTTTTACAATTTCTTCTAATTGACTTATTTCTTCCTCTAACTCTAATCTTTTTATATTGTTTTCTTCTACTTTACTTAATACCTTGTCGCTTATTTTATTTTTACTATGTATATCTTGATTTTCTCCATATTTACTTGTAGTACTAGTCTCTATATCATCACAAGCCTTTAACTTTATTCTTGCTGTTTTCAGTTCTTTTAACTTTACTTTTAACTTAGCTTTATTTTGTTTATATTCTTTTAGCAATTCTATTAATTCTTCCTTTGTCATAATCTCCTCCTTATATCACACCTACCTTTTTATTTTATTTGGGGATAAATTATAAACCTTTTCTTGTTTATTGATTAATCCTAAATCATACATACTAAAACATTCTTTTACCTTTGTGTACCTATTTTGGTACAAAATAAAATTAGGATATTTCTTAACAAATATGTATTCATGCCCATTTTTATTTATTATCTTTTGCCTTTGGGTTATCTTCATTAACTTTTCCCCTCCTTTATCCTATTATTATTTTTTCTATAAAATCTCTTTCTACTCTTGTACATATTCTCAAAATACTGTATTGGATCCACTAAATCATAACACATAGGTTCTACTTTATTTTCAAACTTCCTTTCTATCCTTCCTACAGACTGGATGATAGTTGCTTTATCCCTATGAGGACTAGCAAAAACAAGTCTATCTAACCTTGGAATATCCAAACCTTCCTTTGCTAATCCATAAGTAGCAAACAACACCTTTTCCTTTCCTTCCCTCAATTCCTGTATTCTCTTTTCCCTTATCTCTTTTTTTATTTTTCCATCAATAACATGTCCATATCCCAATTTACTTCGTAAATAATTCATCTGATTAACCCTATCTACTAAAACCAAAACATAATTATCTCTGCATTTCTTCAAAATATCTAAAATCAAATTATTCCTTTCTTCATTTTGAGATAATTTAGTTGTTAACTGTGCATACTTAATAGTTCCATCAGTTTCTAAACATTCATCTGGTATCTCACAAAACTTCGTTGTTTGTTTTATTATCGTTGCTGGAATTATCTTCTCTCCTATTACCTCTTTTTCCAATTCCACAATTGTTTTACCGAAGTAATGAAAACATAGCCTTTTCTGTACCCTTTACATTTCGATAAGGTGTCGCTGTCAACCCATACTTATACCTTGCAACCAACTTATTTATAACTTTATAAAACATTCCTGCTTTAGCTGGTGTACCACAAACCCTGTGGCACTCATCCACAACAACACAATCCCATGTATCTGCATATTCTTGTAAATCAATACTCTTTAAAGTTTGAACCGTTGCAAATGTAATATGAGTTCCAATATCTATTTTCCCATTTGCAATCTTTCCCAAACCTACATCTTCAAAACTATCTTTTGCCCTATTATAACTTTGATTTAATAAATCTATAGTATGAGTTATCCAAAGTGTCTTTAACCCCAACCTTGCCACAATTTCTAATGCTGTCTGTGTCTTTCCACTTCCTGCTGGCATTACAATTATTCCATTTTTTCTTTCTAAGGCTTTCTTACAAACCTTATCTTGATAATCAAACAATTCTATTTTGCTTTCGTATTCTTCCTTTTTCCCAAATACAATCCTATTTTCAAACATACTTGATGGATACATTTCAAATAAATCTGACAATATTCCAAACGGTAAAATTAACTCATTTCCATTAATTTCATAAAACACTAAATACCTTGGTGTTTTATAATTTGAATAACCTAATCTTTCATTTCTCACATAATCTGGATTATCAATAACTAATCTTCTTTCTGCATACTCTTTTATCCTTTCATCTGGTTCTTGTATTTTTATATTATTCGATACTATAATCTTCAAATTTACCTCCCTTCTAAATCAATACTCTTTTGTGTAAAATCTATCTCTTTCATATCAATTTCATAAACTTTATTACCCTGTTTTATTGCTAATATAAACTTTGTATTCCCACATTTTCGATATTTTCTAAATGCAAGTCTCTGATTTTCCTCAATCCTTGATATTGGAAACAAACTACTCTTACAAGTTTTGCAATCAATTAAAATCGGTCTATCATCCTTTATCGCAATTAGATCACAAGGTTGACTACCTATATGCTCTCTAGGAAAAAGAAAAGTAACCCAATAACCTTTATTACTTAATATCTCTGCATACTCTTTTTCAAAACTACTTCCTAGCCTTTTATTATTCAATTTTAAACCCCTCCAATATTTCTTCATCTGTCATATTACCCATTTTCTCTATAATTACATTTAACCTATTTAACAATTCCAAAACAGCTGGCAAATACTTGTCCACTTCCTCTATATTTTTTTCTATGTAATTACAACCATTATAGTAACGTTGTAAGGTTTTGTTATATAACTTTTTAAAATTTTTCATTAATATTCTCCTCATAAAAATTTGGACTAGGGGGGGATTACTTTCCACCCTTATATATTTATATATATACTTTTTTATATTATATTTATTATTTATATATATAATATAAAGGTATATCCCCCTATTCCATAATAATTCGTATTACTATATTTTCTAAATTGCTTTAAGGGATTAGGGAGTTGATTTATAAAAATCCTTATTAAGAGTATATACTTTCTGATTATTATGTTTACCAACCCTGAAAATCAAATTACTTTTTTCAATTTCTTTATAAAACTTTTTCATTCCAATTGGTCTATATTGATTTTCTAAACAATATTTTTTATAATACTCATATACCATACTTGCATAACGTACAGCATTTTCTTCCATAAATGGATTAATAAAATCCTCATCATTAATAAATGATAAAATATTATTAGTTTCAATTTTATATTTTGCTACCTCAATTTCACTTTCTTCATAATTTGAAAAAACACCACTCATATTCAAATATGCTTCTATTGAAATCTTAGCCAAATATTCTAAAGCTTTTTTACTAACCAATTTATTAAAATCAAAAGATCTTCTATCCTTATCTGTAAAAGAATACTCCAATGGTATAATTTGTAACCTTCTATAAAATCCATCTGTCTTATCTGCTACTCTAGGCAATTCATTTGCACTAAAAATAAACTTTGCATAAGGTCTAATTTTTTGTCTAGGTTTAAATTTTTCTTCTATTTCTAAGTAATCACCAGTTATAAATAACTTGAATTTTTCAACATCTATAATATATTCATCTGTCATTTCAGAACCAGAATTTAAAAGCTTATTTTTTATTCCAGAACCAGCAAATTTATTTTGATTCATATCTTTAAAAGATGTTGTACCTACATTATCATCACCCAATAAATAAGTTATAATATCTATCAATGTTGATTTTCCATTTCTTGCTTTATTACCATATAAAATAAATGCTTTTTGCAATGCCACACTTGTTGTCATAGAATACCCTATCATTTCCAAAATAGTTTGTCTTCTTTCATCTATTCCACAACTTAGTTTATCTAATACATCATCTATAGCATCTACTTTAGGAGCATCAAAATTAAAATTTGTATTAATTTGATTCGTTGAAAAATATTGTGGACTATGACTATACATTTTTCGTTCCTTTATAGAAAATAATCCATTTTTAAAATTAACAATACCATTTTCCCTATCAAATTGTTTTTCCTCTGCCCTTAATAATAAATTTTGATAAACTTCATTTCTAAAATGTATCGTTGAATCTGGTACTAATTCAATAACCTTTCTTGATACATCTCTTTCACTTTTTTTATAAACCCCATCTTGGTAAATACAAATATCATTTTCAAAAATATATATATTATTTTTTTGTAATAAAACATCTGCCACTTCATTATGAGATTGCTTTATCAAATTATTATTTTTAGTACACTTTAAAAACATATTCTCATATTGCTTATACATTCTTTTAAAATTTTGACCTGCTCCTACCTCTTTAGCTCTTTCCTCCAATTCCATAATAATTCTTTCTCTTTGTGCAGGATCATCAAAATAAAAAATATATTCAAAAATTTCCTTTTGACAAATATGTTTTTTATCCAAATCTCCTACTTTTTCATAAGGTCTATTAAATTCCATGACCTCTTCATCTTCCAATTTGTTTGCACCACCCTTCTTCTGTTTTCTTAAACCATATCCAATCTTCTTGTGTTCCTAAAATTAATAAGTCTATGTAATATTCAACAATTTCTTGCTTTTGCAATTTCTCTATTCCCTTTAAACTATGTAAATAATCACATAATAATTGTAAAATATCGTTATGCCACTTATAAAATCTTTTTCTAGCTCTCTGTATTTGTAAATGTCTATTTACTTCAAATTTTGATACATTTTGTTTTCCAAAATCCACACCTAACAAAAATATACTATTAATTTGTTTAGCACTCTCATAAGCATTAACATTTAACAACTTTGACACTAAAGTTATACAATCTCCTCCTACTCCGACAACCAAAACATTTGAATATTTGTTTTGACTGTGAAATAAAAAATGATGGTGTTCTCTCTTTATGGAAAGGGCAACATTGTTTTTGTTTTATTCCCAAATATTCTGCTACTCTTACTATATCTGCCCTTTGTTTAACCTCTTGTATTTTGTTCATAGCTTACCTCCTAAAAAGGTAATGGCTCATCAGAATTAACTGAATTTACAAAATCATCAAAAGCTTCTCCTTTTGCTGGTAATTTCTTTAATTCTGGTACTTTAAATTTTTTATCTTGTATTGATTTTACAGTTCTGATAAATTTAATTTTTGTTGAAGTTCCTATACTTCCATCCATTTTTTCGTATTCTTCTTCTCCAAAAATTGCTCCACACTTTAAACCAATCAATTTTTCTTCTTCCCAATTCCATTTAAAATTTTCGTTACTCTCTTCTAAAGATGTCATTAATCCCTTTAAAAATCCTACTGCTTTTTCTCCTTCTAACATTTGCCTATAAATTGCTCCTGATGGCCATTTTCTGTCTGGATTCGTATTTTCATCAAATCTTTTTTTAAAGAAATCTTTTTTATCCCCTTGTTCAATATCTAAATTAAGCACTAACATTCTTTTCCCAGACTTTGACAATTCTTCTTTAGCATTCACAATCTTACAAATATATCCTCCTGCTTCCAATTTTTCATATTCTCCAGTTATAGCTTTTACTTCATCATATCCTTCTAACTTTTTCATTTTATTTTCCACCTTTCTTTTTAATTAATAATCTTTTAATGCATCTAAAACCTGTACAACATCATTTTCTATAATATCTGTATTAAAAGCTCCCAAGGGAGTTTTAACAGTACTATTATTATTTTTAGTCTCAAATATATACTTTCCATCCATACATTTTGCTAACAGCACAGTTGAAAACTTACTCTCAACAACCACCTTTTCCAACTTCTTCCCAGAGGTCTTTGCTCTTGTAAAATAAAAACCTGTATCATCTCTTTCTGTTTGACTGTGCATAACAAACACAATGGTTAAATTATCACGTAGCCCATTTGCCATACTTATAATGTCATATATGCTATAAGCCATATCTTGCCATTTATCAAACCCTTTTTCTTTCATTCTTGAAAACTCATCATCAACCATTATTCCATTTAAAGTATCAACAATTACTGTTTCAATCTGAATTTGCTCTTTATCAATCTTATTTAATAAAACCTTTATATCCATTGTTTTACTTGTTGCCATATAATTCTTATTCTCAGCATTATATTGTTCTTTCCACCCTTTCCAATTTAAACCTTTTTTATCAGAATCAATATAAAATGTCGTCTTTGGATCTAAATTTCGCATAGCTGTTGTCTTACCAGAGCCACTTTCTCCCATTATTAAAATTGTCTTACTCATTATTTCCACCTCTCAATCTATTCTTATATTCTTCTTTTAAAGCTTTCTTCTTGTTATATAATATAGTTTCTTCTTCATTTAATATTGCATGCTCACATACTAATTGTTTATATGTATATCTTGAAATTATATCTTCATACTTAGTCGACTCCATTTTCTTCCCTCCATATATCATCGTAATAACATTCTTCAGCTATTAATTCGAATAAATTTCCTTCTTCGTCGTTCTCTATATATTCTTCCATTTTTCCTCCCCTCTTGCATATTTGCTAATTTTGTGCTAAACTATAAGCAAATATGAATTTATATATGTTCTTATTTTTGAGTTATCTATCACTTCCAAATTTATTAGATAACTCATTTTTTATACTCATATTTCTTTTTCTTAGTTCATTATAGATTGCATTTCTTTGTTGTCTTTTACGTTCTTCTGTATATCCGCTCCTTTCAATTGTTTCTAATTCTAGTAATTTCGTAATTGTATCTTCTGCTAACAATTTGCAGTGTAATTTTAGAAATTCTAAGTTGTCTATTTCTTCTCTATTTAATGTATTTTCTCTTTGTAGTTGTCTATTTTTTATTATTAATCGTGTTCTTTTAAACATCTCTTTTCACCTCCTTGTAAAATATTGTAAGTTATTGTATAATATCCTCGAAAGTGAGGTTATTATGAATTTATTAGATAACTGGTTAATTCAAAGTATTGTTGCTAATGCTGTTTGCTTTACCTTAGGAAAAATTTGTATATATTTTTATAAAAATATAAAACTTCAAAATAAAACTATTATCAAGAAACCTGTATCTAAATATTCCACTAAAATTCTTAGGAAACAATTTTATATTTCTTTTGTTGTAATTATTGTTTCAATTATTTTGTTATTCTTTTTTATAGGTCAAAATCTTTTAACTATTATTTGTTCTACTTCTATTTTTTGGTCTATATTGCTTATTATCTTTGCTTTTGAATGTTCTCTTGAATGTTTTACAGATTTTCCAACTAAAAGGAGTTAGAAGTACACCTAAAATATAACCAAAATTATTTTTAATAAATTCAAACATCTCTTTTCACCTCCTAATAAATCGTATTTTGCATAAATCCAAATATCATTAAGCTTGTCCACATTCCGCCAACATATTGTGTATAATATTGTGTTTACTATTATTTTTTTTAGTTTCTTTTTTCTCTTTTTCATTTGTTCTCCTCCTTTTCTTTTGTTTTAATTATTTTGTGTTATTTCTTGTTGTTTTTAACCATTCGTAGAATTTATCTTTTATTATTACATAGTTCCATTGTCCTGTGTTTCCTTTAAAAGCTATACCGAAAAGGAAACTTATCTTGTCTTAAAGCTGCCCTTACTCCTTCTGCACCCATATGCAGTTTCTCTGCTACTTGTGCAGGTGTCATTCTTTCTACGTTTTCTATTTCTTCTTCCATATAATCACCTTCTTTCTTTTTTGTATCGGTTGTGGTTATTTTTGTTCAAACAGATATTCAATCGTCTTGTTTTCAAAATATTTTTTCTTTATAAGCCACATTTCCCTCTTGTTCCATTCAGTTCTGCCAGAAAATTTATTTCTTAAAGTTTCATAAGATAAATCTAATTCTTTATCTTTGGAAAAATCCATAATTGTTAAATCTTTTCGTGCCATCTCTGCTTTCAAATTTTTAAACATTTTTACACCTCCTTCTACGAAATTTCGTAATTTGTACTATGATAATATACGATGTTTCGTATTTTGTCAATAGTTTTTTTACATTTTTTCGTAATTTTTTATTTACATTTGAAAAAAAATTTGTTATAATGCTATTTGAAAGGATTTGAAAACATGGATTTAATAGAAAAACTACATATACTAATGAATAAAAAAAACATAAAAAAAGTTTCTCAACTATCTAGAGAAACTAATATTCCTTATACAACTTTAAAAAGTATTTTTGATGGAGATGTAAATGATATTAGGTTAAGTACATCAAGAAAACTATGCAATTATTTTGAAATTACACTAGATGAATTACTAGATGACGATATTGAATTAACTGATTTCTATTCAGCCAATAATATTAATACAGAAGAACTTGACGAAAAGGATATTGAAGAATTAAATAGATTTGTTGAATTTTTAAAGAATAAGAAAAAATTGAAATAAAAAAGGAAAATAGATGTTATCAAATCACCACAACCGATACATTTATTTTCCTCACACAACACTATTGAAAGTGTATAGTATTATTATATAAAAAAATGCTTTCATTTTCAATAGTTTATAAAAATAAATTATTGTATGGAGGTATTTTTTATGAAAACTATTAAAAAAAGAGCAAATGGAAAGGGTTCTGCTATATATTTGGGAGATAATAGAGAAAAGCCTTGGGGTGCTAGAATAACAATAGGAAAGGATATTAATGGTATATCCATTAGGCATTTCATTGATACTTTTGAAACTGAGTTAGAAGCATTAGTTTGTTTAGAGAACTACCATAAAGAACCTTACTCATTATATATTAAAGAGGAAAAATACAATAGAATTGTTACTTTTCCTAAAAAGCCATATCCTCTTGTTCCTGTTAGGAATCCAAACAAAGCAGTAGAGCAAAAGATAAAAAGAGATACATACACTTTTAAACAATTATTTAATGAATTTAAAGAAATGAAATTGCCAAACGCTGAAGAAGTAAAGCTTGAAAAAGAAAAACATATAAAACCAAATGGAAAATTTGCTTATAATTATTCAAGAGGAATGATTACAGCATTTCACAATTCAAAAGAGCTGTACGACAAGGTGTACAAGGATTTAAAAACTTCTGACTTTCAGAATTTTTTAAATAATTGTGGAAAGAAATATGAAACATTAAGAATAATGAAAAATTTTTATATAAAATTAGATGAGTATGCACTTCAAGAAGATATTATTGAAAAAAGTTATGCTCAACATATAAGATTAACAAATATAAAAACTTCTGGCAACAAAACTCCTTATTCTTATGAACAAATCAGTTATTTATGGAATATTAACTCAGAAAATTACAAAGAAGATTTTGTACGAGACTTGTTGTTAATGGCATTATACACTGGATGCAGAGCAGAAGAATTGTTGTTTATTTATACTAAAAATATATTTTTGGACAAAAACTATTTTGTAGGAGGGTTAAAAACTCAAGCTGGTATAAATAGAGAAATTCCTATTCATCCTAAAATTAAAACTTTATTTTTAAAATATTATAACCCTGAAAATGAATTTTTATTTATTATGCCTAATGGTAAAAGAACAAATTATGATTATTATTTATACCATTATAAATTCAATTTTATAGATAAACATCCTTTTTTAGATAATCATACAGCCCATGAGTGTAGACATACTTTAAGAACAGAACTAGAAAAACAAAATATAAAACAAGTTATTATCAATTCTATTATCGGTCATAGCAATGAAAATGTAGGACAAGATATTTACACTCACATAACCATTGAAGAAAAACTAGAAGCTATAAAATTAATTACTTATAAAAAAATTAAAAACTTATCTATTTTAGCTGTAAATCAATAGTAAAAAATTCTTGATAATTAATAGGTGGGTAACAAAAGGGTAACAAATAGGCATACCAAAATTTCAAAAGATTGGTATGCCTATGTTTTTTTACACCTCCATAATAATTGGTATTATCAGTTTTAGTTTTTTTATAAATTTTCTATTTTAGGCTATACCCCGTTTTTACTAATTTATCAATATTTTTAATATTTTTAAAGTCTCATCAATTTTTTTTAATTTTAATAGGTGGGTAACAAAAGGGTAACAAAGTTATTTGTTGTAAAATTCTTCTATACTTTTTATACTATATCCCATTTCATTACATTTCTGTATCATTTTTAATAATAATTCTTCTTTCCTATTGTATTTTTTGCTTAATGTTTTTGCTATTTTTAATACCTCTCTTTTCATATTTAATAATTCACTCCCTCTTTCGTAAATTTTATAATTCACTTTCAAGGGGTTATAATTCTTTTTCATTATATCTTTACCTTTCTTTTTTGTAAATACTTTTTTCATATTTTCTTCATTTAATACTACATCTTTCATAATTTAATTTCTCCTTTTTTTATTTTTAAGAAGCTTCTGAATAAAAGATACATCAAATTTCGTCCACTATGGTGGAAATTTTATGAAATGTCCATTTTCATTTACGAAAAATAAAATAGCACTAAATTTGTGCTATGATATTACTCTATATAATTTATCAATTTCTACATCAAGTGCCTGTGCAATCCTTACTGCCATCAATAAAGACGGCTCTTTTTGATTTTTTTCTATATAATTTAAATGTGACTTTGATATTCCTGTAATATTTGCAAGTTCTTGCAAGCTTATTCCTTTTTCTTGTCTAAGCTCTTTTAATAAAATCTCTACTCTCACGCCTATTTCCACCTCTTGTCTTTAGTATGTCCAAAATTTTTTATACAATACATTTTGTACACTATAGTGGAAATTTTACGAAAGTGCCATTTTCTTTTATGAAAATTAAAAATGACACTATAAAACGTGTCATTCTATAACTTTGTATAATGTTTTTATGTCTACTTCCAAAGCTGATGATATTTGAATTACAGTAGATAATTTCGGTTCTCTCTCTTGTCTTTCAATTTTGCTTAAATGTCCTTTGCTAATCCCAGATAACTTAGCCAGTGTTTCTAAGGTCATATTCTTTTCTTGTCGAATTTTCTTGACTAATATTTCTATTTTCATAAAATCACCTTGTCTTTAGTATGTTCATTTTTTTGTATATCATGTATCTTGTTGCATTTGGGCAACTTTATAAAAATTATCATATTTCACTATACTGGATTTCTTGCAAAAAATAAAATCTATGCGACTTCCTTTGCTATCTTTATTATTTTGCTGAAATCTCTTGTTCTAGACATATACTTTAAACTCTCTACATTAAATATTAAGTAGTTCTTTAATAACCTATTATATTCTTCTTCCGTTTTAATTTCTAAAGTCTTTATAATAGCTAGTGATTTTTCATATGCTTGTTTCATATTCATCACTTTCCTTTTGTCTATCATAACATATTATGTTGATTTTGTTTGTTGAAATTTGTCGAAAATGACTGTTATTTTCTGTCAATTTTTGTATTGACAGAAAGGGTGTTTTTTGATATATTGTATTTATCGTTTATTAATCACTCTAACAACAGGTGTACCAATCAGCAGTTATTCTGCTGATTGCAAGGCAGAGTTCCACTGTAACTGTTGATAGACTGCACCTGTTTGCAGTTTAATCTTTGCTAAGATGGGAGTGATGTAATTTGGAAAAAACTAACAGCAACGAACTGGCAATAAAATATCTAGGCAGAGCTTTAATAGCATTTATAATCGGATTTTTTATGTATCTATGTACCTCTATTGGGTACAATACATATCTATCTTTCTCAAAAGAAAAAATTGAAGTTCGTGCAGAGAACTCCAATTCGGTTGAATAAGCGGTATGAGTAAGGACTTTGTCCTTGCTCTTATTATTTTATTATTCTTGATTATATTTTTATCACATGTTATTCTAAAAATCAATATCTTTTGCTAATGTCACACAACTTTCAAAATTGTGTAAAGAAATTGTAACATTTCTTTTTATATCTGTCAATATTATACCATAAATTTTACAAAAATGCAAACCTAATCTTTATTGAAATTCAGCTAAAAACTGACCTTCAAGAATTGATTTTTAGACGTTTTTATTTTTGATACAACAACTTGTATTTCTTGATTTTTAAGCATTCTACAAAATTTTTAAAATAATTAATATTTTTTCAAAAAAGTATTGACTTACGGTGTACCGTATGGTACAATATATTTAGTCAAAGGAAAGGGGGTTAATAACATGACACAAAAAATAAAAAAGCTTATAGCTTCTATCCGCAAAAACAGAAAGCTACAAGCTAAACGCAAACAACTTTGGCAAGACATACTAATTATACATCATATGTTTGACTAAGTTGTAAGGGGATATCCCCCTTACACATATTATAAATGGAGATGATTTTAATGTCAAGAAATTACGAAAAAGAAACTCAATGGGAAAAAGATAAATATAAAAGATTAGTAGCTAAAATTGATAAAAATTTAGCAGAAGAATTTTTAAATAAAATAGATAAACCATACGCTATATGGTTAAAAGAAAAAATAAATGAAGAATTAAAAAAAAGCTAGACGAGAAATTAATCTAGTCTAGCTCTTTATTATTATAATATTATTTTACTCCACCAGTCCAAACAGCAAAACCAATTTTATAATTATTACTTCCATCAACCTTATAACGTACCATTGGTCTATTATTAAACAAACCAAAACAATCACATTCTTCATAAGGACTTAAACTCCCAATTACCTTTGTTAAACTTGTATCTGCATATATTGTCTCCTTAGTACTACCATTCTTATATCTTCTCACTGGTTCATCACTCCCTTTCACTTCTTCCACTGCAACACTTACCGTTGCTTGTCCTAGCTTACTTGCCACATCATTTTTAAACTTAATCCATTCATTCGGATTTTGCACATAATAACGAGGACAATCTTTTCCTGTCACATCATAATGTCTTATAATATTATTTACGCTTAATCCATATCTTTTGCAAATATCAGCACACAATTCTACTAAACTATTATAAGTAGCCATACTAAACTTTCCATTCCAATCTGGATGGCAATTTTCAATACCAATACTATTTCTATTTACTGTCCTATTTCCTGCATGATATGCAACCTCATTTTCTGGAATACAACGTATTATATCTCCATTTAAACCAATTATATACTGACTAGACGCATAAATACCTTTATTCTTTAAACTCTCAAAATAATTTCTATTACCCATAGCAGAACTTCCAGCATTACCTACCCAATGTACCACAATTTGTTTCACACTCTGTAGCTTTTCTCCTGTTCTACTATAAGGATTAACACTCAATAACCTTTCCTCTATTTCCATTAAGCATTTCCCTCCCCTCTTGCATCTTCTTCCGCTAACTCCATTATATCTACTATTTCATCTTCCATATCTACTCCTCCTTATTATTTAACTTATTTTTTATCTTATCTGGCACTGGCAAACCTAACTTAGCACAATTTTCAAACAAAGACACTATTTCCATATAACATACATACACAACCATAAAATACATAACCATATCTATACCAAACGCAAACTTAAACAAAAAACCAACCACAATATAACAAAGTTCAGCACATTTCTTTCCCAGTCCATCTCGCATTTTAGAACTAGATATTTCTTTATTTTCCCATGCATTATAGTAGCCAGTTATTATATCCAATACCATTAAAATAAGCGGTACTCCTACCGCCCACCATAAATTTGTAAAATGCAAATTCATTAACTCTTCCATCTTATACCTCGCTTTCTTCCACTTCAATATAATTATCTGGACTATCCACTTTTCCCAAATAAATTTCTTTAGCAGAAGTAATAGGAATATTATTTCCATCTTCATCTTTTTGAGTTTCCTTAGAAACAATAACCTTACCCTCTCCTGCTACTAGCTTTCTTAACTTTACATTTCTTTCTTGTAACTCCATAATCTTTTTCCCCCTTTCTACGCTAATGTCCAGCCTTTTTCTGTTGCAATCGCAATCTCTTCTTCAGTTAATTTCGCTAAATTTGTTGCACCTAATGTCACTGTCTTTGCTGTTGTCGTAGAAACCAAATTATTTATTAAATACATCAAACTATCTTTCAACAAATTTACACTCTTACTTAAATCCAAACCTGTTTTATTTAAATTTTTTATATTTACACTTTGAAGAACAGGACAATCAAAAAACATTGAAGTAAGATTATTTACACTTATTAAATTTAATATACCATTTATACTAATTAATTTTTTGCAACCATAAAACATTCGCTCCATAGTTGTTACATTACTTGTATCGAAACTACTTAAATTCAGTTCACTTATATTTTGACACGTAAAAAACATATTTGACATATTGTTTACACTAGTTGTATTCAGATTATTTAAATTCAATTCTGTTAAATTATAACAACCACGAAACACATCTGACATACTTCCTATATTACTTGCATTTAAAAAAGAAACTATGTTATTTGGTACTTTTTTAAATATCCTTTGAAAAATATATGAAGGATTATATCCCATACTTGTACTAGTTTCTACAATATAATCAGCAAAACCTCCTTGTGTACCACCTTCAATTTGCCCTATCTTCTCTACATAACTACGAAAAGAGTCAGTATCTTCTATACCAACTCCCTTTTCTATAATAGCATTTTTAATTTGATTTTTAGTTTCTTTCAAATAATTCATTTTATCAACAATTGCCATCATACCACCTCCCCATTTATTGCATCTAAAACAGTAGAGATGTTTCCTATAGAATTTTCAATATTAGTCATTCTAGTTTGTAACTCTGTATCATCATAAGTAGCATCATTTCCAGGGTCTCCCTTATCGCCCTTATCTCCTTTATCACCTTTGGCTCCAGTTTCTCCTTTATCGCCTTTTACACCCTGTAAACCTTGCTCTCCTTTTAAAGACGCCAACTGTTCTTCTGTAAAATTCTCAAATAAAAATGCATCTCCTTTTTCCCCTTTATCACCTTTTAACGACGCTAACCACACTTCTTTTGAGCCATTAAAACCATTATCTAATGCGATTTCATAAGCAGATAAACCTTGTACTCTTCCTAGATTTATTTCCATTTTAACCTCCTTTATATTGTTAGTATCATATTTCCATTATCAATTTTAAACTTATTCATACTTTCAGTACTTTCAGATATTGCAATTAAATTGCCATCTCTAATTTCAAATCCTACTATACCACTATCCCCCTTTTCTCCTTTTAACTCTCCGTTTTTTAGTTTATTTTGTATATCATTTATTACATTTTTTAACTCAGTTTCCAATTCAGTTACTTTTGTAATTTCATCTTCAACTATTTTTAAAACTTTATTTATTCCCAATATTTCTTCTTCTGTCAATTCCTCATCAACAACTTTATTGGAATTAAATACCAATGTTTTTTCTTCACTTCTAAAATCTTGCTCATCTTTAGTTAGCCAAATATAGAATTTAACATTACTATATTTCGTTATTGCTTTTGTTAGCTTGTATGTATTATCTTCTATCATATCCCAAACAACATTATCTTTTGTTATAAAAACTATCTTCTTGTTAAAATCTTCATACTGTTTAGGAACTTCTATATTTAATTCTGTTACATTGTTTTCATTTTGCGTTCCCGCACCATTAATACAATATAATTTTCTATTTGTATTTACTTTTACCTTCATTTGGCACCTCCTAATAGTTTTTAATCTGTTGTTTTTGTATATTCTACAACCACATATATAGTTCCTGTTAAATCAGTCATATTAGTAGTTACCATTACCGTATTATTTGTTTTTCTATAAACCCACTTACGAACATAATAACTTGTTGAACTTCCAGCAGTATCAATAGCTGTAAGGTTTGCTGTATCTAATAAAACCCTACCATTTATAAATATATCTACATTAGCTGTATTTAACTCAATAGTTTTCTCACCAGTAAAATTGTTTATGCTTGTTGATACAACCTTTCTATAAATTGGTTTTCCATTTATCCAAATTCCTCCTGTTTTAACTTCTTCTGTAGAATATGTATTCATATTATTTATTTTTTCTTGTATTTCTAATATTTTAGGTTTACCCATATTTTCACTCCTTATTTATATAAAAATTCCAATTTACTGCCTACTGGTAAATTCCAGTTTTTAAATTGTATTATTGTACTTTCTTCTCCTTCTGTCCCTATTTCAATGTAATTAACATCTTTAATTAATAAAGTTCCTTCAAAAAATATCCATAAGTCATTTTTACCTACAAGATACTTTTGAGGAACTGTATAATTTGTATTTTCTACTATTTGTTGCGTTGTTACTAATATTTTATTTCCATTTATAGACTTTTCTATATTGTCTTCCATTTCATTTAATTTTTCTTCAGATAAAGGTGTTTCCCCCTCATATTCTTCTGGTTCAACTTCATAAATAGTTCCATTTATTACTACTTTAGCTTTGCTAACTAAAGTTCCATTTTTCCATTTTGTTTTTTTCATTTATTAACTCCTTTCAATAGTATTTTTTATTGTAAAAATTCCTTTTGGGTTATAAGAATAACTCATTGTATAAAATTCATTTAAATAAAAAATTTCATTTAATATATTATAATATAGCCTATATTTAAATATTATATATGTATATCCTGCTTTTGTAGGATAGTTATAAGAACTTGCATATAATCCTTTTTCTTTAGGATATATAGTTATGTTATATTTAGGCTCTAATGGATATTTTCCTATGCTTGGTCTCATTATAGATTTCGGATATATAGGAATTTCAATAGAATTTTTTAATGCTATTCCATAACTAGTATCATTTATTGTTTCAATTTTTGCATCATCTCCAATTCTAAATTCTTGTTTCATCTTTCCAATCGAACCACCAAAACCAACAGAATATAACACAGATCTAATTCTTCCTCTTGCACCTTTATATTTATCACTTTCTTCACTTAATCTTTCTAATACAGGAGACAAATGCAAAGGATATTCATAACCATCACATATTGCATTACTTATTATATTATCTTTCCTTGTTATATTTAATTCCTTACTAGCATCAATATATATTGAATAATAATTTGTATCTAAGCAAGCATACAATTCACATATAGCTGTTGTATCTCTCCATCTTGTAACTCCAGCAAAACCTATAGCTGTTATTTTTTTACCATCATACTCAGTCAAATCAATATTATTAAACATATTTTTTACATAAGAAGAATAATTATAAATTGTACTTGTACCATTTTTTTGCCCTGTAGTACCTACATTTTTTCTAGGAATTGAAAAATCAAATTCTTCTATAGATGCTGTTTTATAATTCTCTAAAGGAGTATCAACTTTAATATAACAAATTAATAAATCAGTTTCTACATATTCCGTTAAACCATCTAATATGAACGTATTCTTTTGTCTATCACTAAATAATTTAAGATAACTATCATATATATAATTTTTTAATGTGTACTCCTTTGTTCCTGTATTTATTTTGACATATTCATTCTGAACCCTCATTATTTAACCACCTCAAATTTTTCGTTGATATTTTCTTCAGCATAATGTATTACGCTTATTTCATATGTTTTTACATCGCTATCTTGAGTATTTTCTCCTCTAAATATGTCGATAAAATTACTTAACATATTTCCATTTTTTGCAATTACAATGTATTCTGTTTCATTATTAATAATTTGCGTATTTATTTTTGTTATAATATAAGTACCATTAAAATACATTTTATCTATTTGTACTGTATTTCCTACTTGCATATTGCATAACGTATCTAGCTTTATTTCAATTTCATTATCAAAAGTCATCGAATTTTTATTCATATAATTTGCACCTATTTGTCTTAGTTCATCTAATGTCTTCCAGCTTTCATTCATATCAACAGTAGTTTCAATTATTCCTGTATTACTTATTTTACTTTTTTTATTTGCTATTTCTACATCATTATACATTCTAACAATGTTGTATATTAGTATACTATCACTTTTTATTACTTCAATAGATTTTATATTTTTTTCTTCATTATTATATTTAAAACCAATAATCAAATTTGAAAAAAAAGAATCTCTAATCAATAAAAATTCCTTGTCTTTATCACTTTCTTTATTATCAAAACCTATATTATTGCTTATAATATATTTATATTCTGCATCATTAGTAGGTTTATATACAATTTCAAAATCAAATGTAGTATTATCTGTATAAGTTCCTTTTACATATAAACCATATAATGTAGTATATTTACTTGTCATATCAAGCCCTTGACTTATTCCAGACTTTTCTATATTCTTTTGTGTAATATCACATGGATATATAAAATCCACTTGTTCATCTTTCTTTATTTGTCTTTTTAATTGACCATCTATCAAAGGATTTCTTGTGCTTGTTATTGTAGTATTATTCATTTCAAGATTTGAAAAATCATATAATCTTACATTTTTGAAATTTATTACATTTGCGTATCCATCTGCACTTACAGAAGGTTTTATATATTGCATATATGGAATTATATTTTCGTCATCATATTTAAAATCAGGCTTTTTTTTCATCATATTTTCAATATCTTCTATATGTATCTTTTTTAATTCATCTATAAACCACCAAAAATTAAATTTATTAGATAAATTATTCATGCAGTATTCAACAGTATCTAATTGATAATTCACTGTTATTGTTCTATCTGCAATATTTATATCTTTGATTTCAAAACCATCATCTATTAAAGGCTGTAATACTTGATTAATTAATTCCTTTAACCTGTATGTACCTGATAATATTACAGTCCTTAATGTAGCCAATTCCATGGGACTTAGCAAAGTAAATTCTATTAATGTCTCTACATCTTTTTCTCTCATCTCACTAAAAGAATAACTATCTAAATAACCAAAAAAAATAATGTTACCATTTTCTATTAATTTTACTTCTTGGTATTTATCCGGTAAATCTTCTTGAGTATTTCCTGTAAAATCACAAGTAATGGCATTAAATGTTACTTCTTGACTTGATTTTTCAATAGAATAATCATTTAGTACTTTTAACTGTACATCTCCATATTCTAATATCATCTTAAACCACCAACTTTCAGTGTCCTTGTTATTTGTGGCGTTAGTATTCTTCCAGCTTTTTGTCCATCAATTGCTACACTTCCATCTATATTGAAATTAGCTTGTATTACATTTAACATACTATTATTTGCTTTTACACTTGCTTTTGCATTTATAGCTCCTGTTTCCATTGATACTGCGTTTTGCATTTTGCGGTAAACATCATTTGAAATATCATCTATCTGTTTCATTAAGCTATTTTTTTCGTCTTCCAACCCTACTTCAGCACCTTGCATAACGTAGTTAAATAGTTTTCTTGTTTTCTTGGAAGGAGAATTTATATCAAAAGACTTTTTTAATCTTGATAAAATTCCATCAGCTATTCCATTAGCTTTGGTATATAACGCTGGTTCCTTTTCCTCCATTCCCTTAAACATTCCAGCCATTGTGTCTTTCATTTTGTTTTTCGCATCATCTGGCATATTATCATAGCTACTTAAAATTGTGTCTACCATTTCCTTATTTTCTTTGCTTATATCTCCTCCGTACATTTCTGTTTGAGCAAGCATTCCAAGCCATACACCAAGTTCATTAGCTTGTTCTTCTGACATCCCTTTATACATTTCTTTCCATATCTTTTGAACTTTATCATTATGGTTACTTTTGCTTTTCAAAAGTTCCATGTTTTTTTCACCTTCAGTAAATACTTCACTATCCTTAGTTGCTTTTACCGTTTCTGCATACCTATTGTTTTCATCTTCTAATCTCTTATTAACATCTTGTATTTTTTGATACCAACCTTCTTCTTGAATACTCCTTTCTAAATATCCATTGGTATAAGCTGAATTTATTTGTGCAACTTCTTCTTGTGCCTGTGCTATTTTTTCTTCTTTTCGTCTAACTATTTCATTATATTCGTTAGCATAATTTTCATTTTGCATATTCGCTTGTTCACCATATTTTTGATTTAATAAAGCAGTTTCCTCAATAGATTGTCGATTTATCAAATCGATTGTTTTAGTTTTTTGTTCTTCTGCTGTGTTTAACCATTGTTGACTTTGCTGTTTGTACTCACCTAAACTTCCTTGAAATGTTTGTGCGTTAGTAACCGCCTGTTGAGTTATTGCATCTGATATTGATTGTTGTATTTGTATTTCTCTTTCATTTAATTCTCTTAATTTTTGAAAATACTCATCTAATTGTGTTATTTCTTGTTGTGTATAGTCTCTTCTTTCATCTGAAGCGGTTTTACATATTTTTGTAATTCCTACTTGAACTTCGTCCATTTGTTCTTGCAATTGTTGTTGTTCTTCTGAACTAGCAAACAATGTACTATTAAAATCCTCTAAATGCGATTTCGCTGTACTTATTCCTGTTATAAAATCACTTGCACCTTTGCCCATATTTTCAAAAGTTTGTTGTGTTTTTTTGTTTGTATCATTTATTGTAGTAGCAAATGTTATCATAATTCCTATTAAAGTTGTAATCCCAGCTATAACTAATCCAACAGGATTTGCAGAAAAAGCCATATTTAGTAAAATCATAGCATCTTTTGCTGATCTTATTGTTGGAATTAAACTTAAAAATGCCGTAGCAGTTCCTATTATATTTTGAGCTGTTTTTATTGCGTTTATTGCTACTAAAACAGCCTTATATGACAAATATCCAGCCGTCAATGACGCGACTATTGCTATCAGTCTTTTTACTAGAGTTTGATTTTTTGTAATCCAAGTACATATATCCTTTATTTTCGAAACTACTTTTGGAATTGATGCAGCTATCGTTTTTAATACTTTTTCTGCTGTCTTTCCAATATTACTTATAACTTTTGATATACCACCTAAACCATTACTTTTTAACATTTCATCAAAAGTTTCTATTATTTTTGCTACACCTCTGGTTATAGATGTTTTCATATTTGCAATAGAAGTTTGTATTCCTCCAGTTGAATTTTTAGCTTGTTCTTCAAATGATTGAAATTCTCCAGTTCCATTTTTATTTAAATCAACAATTTTATCCATAAAACTATCCATTGATATTTTTCCAGAACGTAATGCTTCTCCTAGTTCATCAGTTGTCATATTAAATGCTTTTGCTACTTGTTTTAATTGTGCTGGCATTGCTGTTTGTAAACTACGCCATTCCATCATATCTGGTTTTCCTTTTGAATATGCTTGACTTAGCTGTTCCATAGCAGAAGATTGAATATCAGCACTTGCTCCACCAGCCAACAAAGCATTATTTAACGCTAAAAAGTATTCTGTTGATTTATCAACATTTCCATTTACTGAAGTAAATCTCTGTACAGCCAAAGAAGCATCATCTAATGTTGTAGGTATACCCTGTAATCCATCACTTAACTTTTTTACTGCTTTTTCGCTATCTTCACTTGCTATTCCTAGATTACTCATAACTTTTGGAAAATTATTTAATGTATCTATTCTTGATACAGCTCCATCAATATTGTTATTAATTGTATTTATTGCATTAGCAATTAATTTGGTTATACCTAAAGCAGATATAATATCTTTTATTTTTGTACTGCCACTTTTAACTGAAGTTGTCAATGAGTTTAAACCTTTTTCAAAGCCACTTTTATCTATCTTTGTGTCATAAGTCAAACTTCCGAGCCACCGCCATAATATCACCTCTTTCTTGTATAATAAAAGCACCAAAATTAATTTGATGCCTATTTTTTATTTTGCTATTTGAATATTATCTATACCTTTAATTCCTATTTGTCCTTCTAGTATTTCTACTCTTTTCTTTGCCTTTTGCATAGACTTTTTTCTTCCATCAATTTGCTTTTTTAATGCCCCTGTAATATCTTTTACATATTTATTTCTTCATCTATTTTTTCTATAAGTCATTCTTTTTTAGTTTTACTTTTAGAACCCAAATTACCTTCTAGCTTTTTCATTTTTTCTTCTATTTCTATATAAAATCTGCATTCTTTAAAGTAATTTGCTCTAATTTTTTGTTTCATTTTTCCTCCTTCCTGTATCTAGCTACAAGTCAAGAGGTATTTCAAAAAAATTTTTATAAAAATAAAACACCTACATTTCTGTAAGTGTTTTTTGTTCTTGTACAACCTTTATTCTAATCCTACTTGATTTTTGTTTAAGACATTTCCCTTTGTATTGAAAGTAATTTGTACCCAATAGCCATCATATAATGGCGAATAAGAATTTCCCCATTCTAAAGTGTATGTATTTTCTCCATTTAATTTATTATCATAACTTCCTAAATTTATAATTACCTCGTCTTCTGTCATACCTTTTTCTATTTTATTATATTTTTCTAAAGTAATTTTCGAAGATTTATAATCGACTTTTCCTGTTTCATAGTTATAAGAAAATTTATCAAGTTGAGATTCTGCATTATCAATATCAGAAAAGTAACTTGAAAAACCTTCCGCCATTGCGTTCCATTTTTTCTCTTGTTTTTTATTTTCTATATAAGACGAGATGATTGTATAACATATTATACAAATAAGCAAAATGACTACCCAAAACCACCATTTCTTAATTATCTCTTTCATAATATCTCCTTTTTTAGTAAAACTACTTAATAAAACTTCATTTTTTATATTATCATATTTAATCTTTCTAATAACATTTACTACAAGCTGTATATCCTTTACTTTGTGCTTCCGACAAACTCATTTCAATTTTACTTTTTTTAAGATATGAACAACTAGACTTATGATACTTTTTTCCTGTATTAGTTACATACACTATTGCTGAATTAGTATTTTGTACTGTAGTTGTTGTAGGTGTACTACTTGTTGAAACTTTAGCATTCTTTTTTTCTGTTAATATAGAAGATGTCTTTTTTAATTCCTCTATTTCACTAGTTAATGTTTCTTTTTCCGTTTCTAATGACTTTTTTTCTTCTTCTAATTTTTGTTTTTCATTTTCAAGTGTCTGTATACTCTGATTAATTTCATTTTTCTTTTCTTCTTGTTGTAATTCAACTATCTTGTCATCTTTTTCCTTTATTTGTGAATTTAATTTTATAGATGTATCCTCTAATGTTGCTTGTACCTCGTTATACTGATTCTCTAAACTTTCCTTTTTAGCATTTGTTCCCACAATTGTTGCAAGCATTATTATTACAATAATTCCTAATATGCTTTCTATTAGTAAAGATTTTTTATGAATAAAATTTATCAATTTTGTATGTATTTCACTTTCTGTTTTAGCATTATTTACTAAATCATATTTGCAATAAGGACAAACTTTTTCTTCTTCTTTTATTTCTCTTTCACATTTTGGACATTCCATACAATTACTCCATTTATTAATATATTTTATTTTTATAATAATTAATTATTTTTCTATTGTTATATACTTAGCAAATATTAATGGTAATGTCACAGGTGAACCTATTGTACTAGTATAAGAATAATCTCCCTGAGAAGTTCCATAAATTGTTATTATATCATCTTCTAAGATTTTGTCTTCTCCTTCACTTGGCGTATATGTAACATATATTGTATCAGTATAATACGTTGAATATGTACCTTTTTTAGTAATATTTACTCTTAAATCTACTGTATTTGTACCATATAAAGCTTGTATAACTTCTCCAGTTACCTTAACATTAGAACCTTTAAAATTATCTGGATTTCTTGACATTTGTTCAAAAGTATATGTTTGGCAACTACTTATAAAAGCCTGTCTTTCTTCTTCTGCTTTCTTTGTCTCTACTTCTTTACGTCTTACATTCTCCTCTTCTAACTTTTTATTATATACAGTATCAATACTACTATTATCATTATCCTTTATTAGCTCCAATGTTTTTCCATAACAACCAGACAAATTAAATTTACTTATTAATTCACACAAAAGTTTATTATCTGTAAATTTACATTTGTATATTATATCGTTTTTTTCTAAATTTCCTTTTTGCAATTTTATATAAAACTCTCCATTATCATCTTTATTTTTACCAGCAAAACCTTTACATTCCACAACATTTTCATTAGGTTTGCCATCTGTAGTTTTTGATATAACCTTATATTTTATATTACAATTTCCATTATTTATTTCTATAGCTCCTACTGAATCGAAAGCAACTTGATTTCCATTATTATCTAACAGTAAAAAAGAATAAATACCATCATATTCAGTTGTTACTTCATATGGATTTTTCTTTACTTTTTGTTCTGTTTTATTATTAATATTAGTTGAAGTAGATGTTGTATTACCCATACATAATGCTATAATTGCAATAATAATTAAAACTATTGATAAAGAACCTAATACTATTCCTATAATACTTTTTCCTTTCCCCTGTTTTTTTACTAACGAAATAATACCTAACACAATTGCTGTTACAGATATAGGAATTAAAAATATCATCATAAATGGAATTATTTGAGCTATAAATGAAATTATTCCTATAAATATTGAAATTATACCTAATACCATTGACGCAATTCCCATAAAAAATTCCCCCTTTTATTTTAGAAAAGCATATCACTTTAATTTAATAAATTTAATTATTATTTACAAAAACTCAAAAATCATTTACATTTTTGGGTTGTTTTTTAACAAATTATTACAATACTTTCCTTTTTTTGTATTTTATTATAAAAAGAGTATTCTGTATGTACTTTGTTTTGTCTTATTTGTAGTCTTACTATGCAAAAAAATTATTTCAAACTTTCATACAAATTATTTAACCTTTCTTGTTCATCAATAGGCTTTGGCAACTCCCAATAACTTCTTAAAGCCTTCATACTCTCATCTTTTCCCTCATAAGCCCTATATGATTGTATCTTTACAAACTCCGTATCATCTTTTAACGACTTTAGCAAAGACTTAAATTTCCACCAATGTATTTTTTCATACTCCAAATCTAAGCCGTATTGCTCATAAAAAGCACCATAGATATATTCATCATCAAATTCATAACTATAAATCTGTTTATTTTGACCTCTTCCATTTCCATTTATTTTATGATAATCTTCTCTTCCACATTTATAAAACCATATCAACTTTTCACATGCTTGATTATACAATTCTGGACTTTGTATAAGAATTTGATAATTCTCATTATTATAAAAAACAGGATAAAAATGTTTTAAACCATACTCTATCTTTTTAAACTTACTAACACTTTTATCCTGTAATTTATTTTCAAAACCTATCATATTTCTAAAATCCACATTTATTTTATATTTCTTTCCTTGTAACATAACAAAATAAGGTAGATTATTAAACATAATCATATTAATATCTCCTATAGTTCCTTCTATTACTATAAAGATTTCCCCTATAATTTCTTCTATATTCTAAATTTCCTCTTTTGAAATTATTTGCACTTTCCATATTCTTATTAATATCATTTACTGTATTTTGTACTCGACCCAAAACATTTCCAGTCATACTCTTTGCATATGTTTCAAAAATACAACCTAATATATTTAACTCAATATTTAAATCCAACTTTTTATAACCATCACTTACTCTTTTACTATTAATCTTTTCAATTGCACCATCTCCAAGTATCTTTTCCAACTGAGACTCTATTACATTACAATCTTTTATATCTAAATTTTCTAATTCCTCTAAATTATCCAAATTTTCAATCTTAAATACTAAACCATATAAATCAATTTCTATACTTTTATCTGTATCTTCATAACCAAAACTTAACCTTTTATTCTCCATTGTTTTCAATCCTTCCTAAATAATTATACCTAATAACCACCTTAAACCTTATGCATTCTCTGTAAATGTTTTTGTTGATGTATTAAAAGTACCATAAACAAAATCTCCACCCTTTAATGAGCCTGTTATTTGCTTTTGTTCACCTGCTGCACCATTACATTCTGTAATAGAACATGTTTGCACAATCTTTCTTGCTTTATATGTATTAGCTTGTTCTGCAACTGGTTCCCATAAATCTACAATATAATGATCTATATCTAAATCAGAACCAACCTTTCTTTCATAAAACAAATTATACATATATTCAAAAACTTCATCTCCCTTTACCATATCCATTGTAATTGGAAATTCATTTGCAAAACCAGTTACTTTTGTAACCTTTGACTTTTGATGAATATACTGTTTTTCACTTTCTGTAGGGTTTGCACTCTCAGTCATTTCAGTAATAACTCCCCCTAAAACTATACTGTTATTCACTCCAAAATAATGTGCTTGATCATATTGCATAATATCTTTTAAAACTGTTTGTGTATTTTCTGACATAATTAAATTCCTCCTTCAATATTAAAATAAAGTTGTAAATAATACGTACTTATAGAACCCTCTTCATTAGTTTCCATAGTCACAGCATTAGCACAACTCACCTTTTTCACTTTCATATTTTTTAACTCTGGATAATCTCGTAAAACATTTCTTTGATGTATCCAGTTACTTAAATCATCTAACCAATCAAGATTATCCAATCTTTGTAAATCATCTTCACTATTGGACTTTAATAGCAAAACATATTGATATTGTCTATACCAACCTTTACTATTTATATATCTCAATGGTAACTCTTCTACTCCATTTCTTTGTAGAGCAAGTGTCTCTATTTCATCTGGTAATTCCTCTGTATGTATCATTTCTGCTATTTCTTTAATATTTTCATACTTTAATAACCATTCATTTATAGATTTATCCACCTGAAATCCTCCTTGCATAATTTGCTGTTTGATTTAATATACTCTGTTTTTTATCTGCTTTCATTCTTTCGAATGGATGTGCTCCTCTTAATCGCTCACTATGATACTTTAAATTTTTACTTGTAACTACTTTTCTTTCTCCCTTTCTTGCCCAAGGACTACGACTTTTCACACCAACCATAACTTTGCCTTCAGCTTGAAAACGAGCATAAGGAACATTAATAATAACTTTTCCACTACCATAATTAGATGCAATAGGAATAGATTTCTCTTGAGTTCCACTTTTTCTTGAAACATATTTTTTTAAATTCTCAGCAACAGTCTTATCAAGAAAAGCTTGAACTCTTCCTTTATCTTCTAACCCCAAACTTCTATATACTGTTTGAAGAGACTTTGTTTTAATCACAAAAGCCATTACACACACCCCAACTTTATATGATTTAAATCTTTTACATCTTCATCGTCAAAAATAAATTCATCAATAGAAGTTACCCTATGAACATTATCCTTACCATATCTATCACTTAACTGTGTAATTGGAGTATTTCCATCTATTACATCTGTAACTTCCATATTTACAATCACATCATCTTTTCTAACAAACCATGTTACATTATATCCCTCAACATCAAAAATCCTTATAAGAGCATTATCAGATGAAGTAGAGCCATTTTTATTATGATTTACTACAGATGTATTTCTATAACTACTTTCTTTTACATACCTATCCCAATGTTTATCATTTTTATGATAAATTGTTACAATTTTCGTTGGAAAATCAGACATAAAAACCTCCTACAAATATTTCGTGAGCTCATCTGGTAAACTTTTTAAAATATCATTCTTACAAGCAATATATTCATCTGTAGAAAGCATTTTAAAACTTTTACTCACTCCATCAATCGAAATAGAATTAAATTTAACATTCCCACTTTCTTCTTTCTTAGCCATTAAATCAGTCAAAGCACAAGCAGTATAACTTAAACTATCTTGTGCTCCTTCTGACAAATTACTTACCCTTTCTTTAGTAAGTCTTAAATTAATATTATTATCAATTTCTCTACTTGCTTTAACAACTAGTGAATTAAAAGAGTCTTCAGGTAATGTACCAAAATATTTTTCTAAATAATATTCATAGTTTGCATATACCATTTTATCAACTCCTATTCTGCTTTAGATTTTTTACCTTCAGCTTTCTTGTTATTATTTTCTACTTTACTTCTTTTACTTTCTTTTTCAAGTTTTGCTAGTTTAGCCTTAAGCTCTTCATTCTCTTTTTGTAAATTCTTTTCCTTAAAAGAATAGCCTATACCTATTTTTTTAGACATTTTACTACCTCCTATTCTTTATTAGACAAATAAATACCAGCAACCTTATTGTTATAATATTCATTTAATCCATATAATCTATATAACCATTTGTAGTTATCTCCATCTTGGTCTTGATCAGGTGTAAATAATTTCATTTTATTATGTTTTGTATATTGTAGTAAAGCAGGTTTATGAATAATCATAAAATTAATATCTTTAGAACCTTCTATCTTCTCATAATATGTAGCAATACTTCCAACCACAGGAGAAGTTACAGCTGTATAAGTATCTCCACTTTTTGTATAATATGTCTTAGCACTATCAATAGCAGTATCTGTTGTTATTTTGTATTCCTCTATTAGTTTCTTAAATCCACCTTTTCTTTCCCCTTCACTATCTTTACCACTTAATAATTCAATAGCAGTTTGAAATCTTGCTTGTGGAACCACTTTAATACTTGCAAACTTACTCAATAAATCTCTTGATTTATAAGTATCCATATCTCTAATCATTCCATATAATGTTGATGTTATTCTTAGATGTCTATCTTCTTCTGGAACTTCATCATTTGTCATATTATCCCATGCTTTAGCAATAGCCTTATAAACAGATTCAGCATTAGTATAACTTTCCTCTATTTTAGAAATACCAGGAATAGACGAATATGTAGCATATCTTACAGCATCAACCTCTGGGATTACTTTCGTTCTTAAAAACTCTGCTGATAAATTCCCTAAAATAACCCCTCCTGTTTCTTCATTATCAATAGTATCTGTCTTTAATTTTCTTCCTCTTTCATAATTAAATTTCTTAGTTTCATTAGTTAAAGATACATCTCCATCAATATATCCACTATTTCTGTCATAATCTCCTAAACCATCCATATCTAACACTGGTACAATTATTTCATTAGTATTTTTACCTGCTTGTACTAAAGCTCCATTAATATCAAAATCACTTGTAGTACTTTCTGCTTTATAAATTTTGTCTAATAACTCTGGTGCATTCTTTTTAAATAATTCAATTGAGTTCATTTTACCTCTTCCTTCCTATTTTTAATTTTTTATTCCCATAGCTTCCTCTAATTGTTTTAAGCTATCATCATTAGACGGATTTCTATGTTCTCCACCTAAATTAATTTGAGTGTCTTCACTTACATTGTCTTCTTCTTCAAACAAAAAAGAATACTTCTCTTTGACATCTTTAATTTGCTCATCAATGCCAGATACTATGTATTCCCCTTTATCATCTTTTTCATATTTAATTTTTTCTTTATCTAGTTTACTATAAACTAAATCAAAATCCTTTGCCCCTTTAATTGAACTTTTTAGAGCATTTGTTTTTTTGAACTCCTCCACCTCTTTAGAACCTTCAGCAAAACCCTCACTTCTTGCTTGTCTTTTGATTTCTTCTATATCGACAGAACCTACTTGCTTTATTTTAGCATTTAGTTCTTCGATTACTCCTTCTTTTACTTTTAAATCATTCCTCAAGCCTTCAGTTTTAGTTTTTTCAGTGTTTAAATCATTTCCGTTTTCAGCCATGATACTATCAATAATAGACTTTTTAACACTATCTTCAGTTTCTAAATCCTTGAATAATCCTTCCAAAAAACTTCTTTTCATAAATATTCTCCTCCTACGATTTTATACGGGTTTTTCTTCCCTTGAATTTGATATATTTTGCTATTTTTAACGTCGTATG